GTTGCGCTGAGGTAATTAAACCTCAGCACACCACCTGTAGTGGATCTCGGTCGCTACAGGTCGACCAGCGAAAATCAGATGATCTGATTCTAGTCCAGCCCCGCGAGACAACTCATTTTTCAAGTTGACATAAGCGGAGGAACTCGTTCGCAGACCCTTTTGAAGAGCTGTATACGAGTCGATGGGATCTTTCCTTTTCAAAGGACGGAGTGTCGGTAAACGCCACTCAGTCCTCTGCAGAAGGGGATTCCATCTACTGAATGAATAATCAGGATTATCTGACCAGCGTCCTATGCCAGGCATTCCTCGCGGAATGTTTGGATACTTCACGAGACTCCCGATAAGGGAATCAAGGAAACGGACAGTTCGGCAATAGCCGAACTTCTGGAACAGCTGGTTTCGCAGCTCGCTAGCTTTCACTAGCTCGTTGCTATTCGCCCGTGATTCAGGCAGATAAGCGCGTACATACGTCGGGGTAACAACCTCGCCGTTATAAGCGTCAACTCCGCACGATTCCCTAAAGTGTCCTTGATGGAAACTCTTAGAATCGTTCACCTTCATCCCTAAAGATGTGAGTGACTTAACCACGTGGGGGTAAACGTCAACAGGAATGATCAAATCATCCCCGTAGACGCTCAGCGTGTCCGACCTCATCCGAAAAGACCTGATGGTCTTCAAGGAGAAATCGTTCATAGCCCGACAGATTGCAGTCACAATGAGAGCATGGAAAACCATGCACTCGACTGGGAATGTCAAAGCTGACCCCATGGATGCGAACTTGTTCAATCTGACCAAGTCCCCATCCGGGAGCTGCACAAACCGCGATCGGCTTAAGCGCAAGTATCGGACGAACTCCGGGTTAAACCCGAAGAGCTCCTCAACGAGCGCGAGACTCACGCGGTCAGATGCTTCTGAGAGATCGACCGTGGCAATATGCCCACGGACCGACCCTTCAAGAGCACGCTGCTGATTGTGGTGCTGGTACGTGAAACTACACGCGTATCCACCCGCTTCAAGTAAGGCTTTAAGCCTTAAATGGAGCGCCTGCTGTACAAACTGATTATAAGAAGGCTCGATTGAAATCAACCGAGGCTTCAGAGCTGTTTTTGAGACAGCAGTCAGCTTAGCAGGTACCTCCCCAAACTGGGGAGGGCGATCGAGCAAATCGATCCATGAGGATCGAAAGAACTCTACGCCAATCAGTTCCTCAATATCAACTGAGATGGAATCGAAATTCCACCTAGTGTTGACACCGAGGGATTCAGCAACAGCGCCAGGCCCATGACGACCATCATCGATGGTAGTCAGAGCCTCACCAACAAGTTGCCCAAACAAAATCTGGGTAACCTGCTGGGCAAACGGGTCCAATACGCTGGAAATCTCATCCCGCCCCGGTAGACACATGTCTACTGAGACGAAATTATCGATTTCAGCGCTAACCTTTTGGTCATCGCAGACCTCGTCGATTTTCTTGTAAAATCTCGAGATCTGACGCAGCCATCGGATTGCCCGAATGCTAGGGTCTGGCATGAGAGTGCCATCCCTAGAAAAGATCATACCCCAGAATCCTGAAAAGAATTCGGGGTAGGCACACCTCGACAACCACCCGCGGAGAAGCGGGAGTTGTCCGTCTCGAAGACCTGCAAGAAGCAGATCATCAAGGCGTGGAAGTGTGATCGATAAGAAGGAAAATCCTTCAGAATCGAATCTTTCCCAGAGAGTGACAATGTCACGCTCTACACTGAACCCCAG